ATTTTGTTTTGCAATTTCCGATTCATCCTGCCACGCAACGGACATCATTCGAAACGCGTCTGCCCCGTGACTTGTCCAGTCGTGCCTTGGCTTATCGCGAAACACCTTTTTGTCCTCATCGTACTCCCTTTGGTACTGCCGTAAACACTCAATCCCATCTTGACATTTAAAGGCATCAAACCAAGTCCTAGCTAGTGCCATTCTTGTAGCTTGAATACCGTCTTGTAATGACAGATTTGGAACAATTTTAAACAAATTTCCGCTTTTTAGGGGCAATTTATCCATTAATTGTTCAATTATTGACTTGCCACCGCTTGCTAGTGTTTTAGCTCTAGCGTCATGCGGTAGCCAATGTGTGCCATATTCGTATGGGCGTTCTTTGATTTGATTAGCGTAGTAAATAATCGGTTGCCCGTGTGCTTCGTGGTAATCCAATACCCGAATCTCGCCATGCACCACCTGAAACCACCAAATAGCCGTAGCATCGTTATAACCCAAGTCCCATGCCGTATGCACAGGAAACATAGGGTCGCACTCCACTTTAGTAATTCTGCCTGCATCGGTAAGCAATCGCATCTCTGTACCGTAAATAGCCCCCAATATGGCAGCTTCGAATGAACACTCAAACTCTTGCTGATACTGGTCAATGCTCATAGACTTTAGGGCATCATCCAATTCAGCTTGTGCGATTAGCTTAGTCTGACTAGCCCGTAAGACGGAGCTATACCATTCGTCAGGATTTAGCGTGGCGTATTGGTAAATGTCGTAAAAGGTGTTGTGACCTTTAGGAGTTCCAATAAACGTACCCCAACCTTGTCTATCAGCCAATAGGGGTCGGATAACCTCGCCCCATATCTTTGGCTTCATATCGGCATATTCGTCAAGTACTACGCCATCTAGGTATAAACCCCTAAGTGCGTCAGGATTGTCTGCACCAAACAAACGAATTCTAGCCCCGTTGAATAGTTCGACCCACAACTCTGAGATATTGTGCTTAACCCTTGCAGGCTCACTAAACTGCATAAGGTAATCAAAAGCAATAGACTTAGCTTGAGCATAATACGGGGCAATGTAAGCATATCGGGCATTTTCCTTACTTTCTGTTAAGGCTCGCCAAAGAATATCGTTAATACAGGCTACAGTCTTGCCTGCTCTACGGTGAGCAATAATCACAGCCCAGCGTTGGGTTCTGTCGTGGAAGTCTAGGAATACATCCCTAGGCTTATACAGTTCAATGTTGAAGTCTGTATATTCGATTACTTCTTCCATGTAACCACATAACGAATGGGTTTATCCTCGCTACCAGTATGCTCAGTACGGGCTAGTTTGGGTACATGGTATTCAGCCACTTGCATAAAGCAATCAAATGCGTGTTTAGGGCCGTATTTAGGGTCATCAGCAATAGCTTCTAGCCACTCTTGTAACTTATGGCTATTACCATCAACAAACCGTGCTATGGCTTCTCTAGCCAATGCGGTGCTTTTATTAGGACTTCCTGCTGGTCTGCCTGCCCCTTTAGGATTATTTTTTAATTGTTTATTAACCATACTACCTCAAGTGATTGATTTAGTTAGGGTAAATTCTAATACTATTTTGATACTTTTTCTAACTCTTGTTTAATTATTTGTTTGCGGCTTAGTGGTTTACTGTTTTGTTCTAGAATTTTGACATCAGATGGGTCAAATACAACAAAATTGCTAGTGCCTTTGCCTGATTTACGGCTACCTTCGTCTAAATAACGGATTCCAGTAATACCAAGTTCTTTAAGTTTAGCCGACCTGCTTTCAGGAGTGCCACGCAATATGGTTTGATAAATGTCAGAACCCGATGGGTTCATAGGTTGTTTTGGTAAAGGTATGTCTTTATCACCAAACAATGATTTTAATAAAGCATCATCAAATTCATTTAGCATTTGCTCGTCAGTCTTAATTCCAAGACTTTCAAGGGCTTTTCTAACTTGCGGGGTTTGTTGAACTAGTGGTTTATCCCAATCCAACATATTAGGAATGTATTCATCAGGTATATCTACTTTGTATAGGTTGCCTGTACCTAAGTTTTTAACATCTGATTTTTTGGTAATTCCTAATAATGAATTTTGAACACCTTTAACAAAATCAACTTGGTCAGGCGTTGGGTTTTTTGACCAATCAGCAACAAATTTTTTAGCTTTTGACAAACCCATTTCTTCTACAAGCTGTGCCGCTTTGTATTCAGGGGTCATTGGTTCAACTTCTATACCGCCTAATGTTCTGCGGGGTGATGGTTGTGCGCCACCAACAGGCATCATTTTTGAATATTCTTTTGCTACCGCAGGATTTTCAGCAAAATACATCCCATGCCCATAAGCTTGTGCGCCTTCTCCAGTTCCTACTTTGCTTATGTCAAACTTGCCTTTAATGGTGTGGGGTGTGCCATGATAAGCGGTCAATCCCATCAAATTAGGTACTTGAGCCATTTGGCGTTCAAATGCGGCTCTATCGCCTACTTGTATGCCTTGGTCACCCATAGTTAAGGCAGCGTCAATGTCTGAGCGTTGTTGGGCTAAGTTTTGGGCGGCATTTGGGATGATGTTACGGATGTAATTGCTCATAGTCTGAGCCGTGGTTGTGCGTGGGCCTACCACCTGACCTTGAGGTGTTACATATCCAGCTTGGCGTAGAACTTCAGCCAATGTAGCCATTTATGCCATGTCCTTTTGAAACTTATTAAAGTGTTTCATAAGCATAGCTTTGCGTCTTTCCCGCATTTTTTGGTTCTTTTCTAGCGTGGTTTGTTTGTGCGGTTGCAACAAAGAGTTCTCAGGTTTAATCTTTTCTTTTTTAAACATATTACATATCCTTCATAGCGTCAGCAATCATTTGTCTGCGGGGTTTTTTAGCGGTTTTGGCGGCATCTTTAAAATCTTGTGCCGATGGTGCGCCTTTGCTACCTACCTTACGCATCTTTTCGCCTGAACCCGCTTTAATCCGCTCACGCTTGGCGTGGATAGCCGCATAAAGTCCGTGTTTCATGCTTTGCTTTCAATGTATTTGCCGTATGCTTCTTCTAGCTTATTCTTACGGCTACCTTTAGCGTATTTACGCTCGGTGGCTAGGGCTATTGCCAATGCCTGCTTCTTTGACTTTCCCGCAGCTTTTTCTTTCTCATAATTCTTGCCTACGGCTTCCTTGCTTCCTGACTTAATTAGTGGCATGGTAGCTCCTTATCGTAAAAATTTAAGTTTGTAAGTCGTTGTATTTATTAGGTCTGCAATCTCATCAATCAGGTTTTGTAGTTCGCTATCTTGCGGTAAATCTTGGCGAGCATCGGCTACAAAGTTTTGTAGGGATTCTAAATATTTAACTGGGTCTTTGGGCTGATGGTAAACGCTTGGAAATGAGGTGAACTTGCCGTATTTGCCCATATAGGCTTCAGCAAAACTATCGGTTAGTTCTACAATGCCATCGTAATATTCGCCCAATGCGGTGTGCTTGGAAAAACTGTCCGTAGTCCAATGAAAGAAATGGGTATTAGTCGCAGAATGTAGCAATGTAGCTACGAATAATGCACAATTTTCCATAAAAACTCCTTTAGATACCCAATTATATTAGGTTTTTTGCAAAATCCACACACTCCAATAAGGGTAAGCGTTAAAAAAGTTCTCTTCTTTGTTGGCTGTTGGTTTGTATTTAGACTTAACAAATTTGTTATATGCTTCGACATCAAACATAAAACCGTGCTTGTGGAATAACTTGTACCAATACTCAATCGGTTGAATATTTACATGGGTCGGGTCACCCATATACATTTCTTTGGTTTCCCCGTCTTTAACCGCATCCAAGCAAATAAATGCTCGACCAGTTGGTTTCAAAATTCTTGAAAATTCTTGCAAAATGGAATCCATTTGGTCTTGCGGAATATGCTCTAAAACTTGGGCGGTATGTACCAAATCAACGCTTTCTGTTAAGCAAGGTAGCTCAGATATTGAGCCACAATGTAGCTCATTGGCATAAAACCCAAAATGACTACGCCCAATGTCAATCATGTGTTTGTTTAAGTCTGCCCCCAAAACTCGCATATTGAGCTTATGAAAGCCTTTAAGAATAGAACCACAAGCACAACCCGCATCTACAACAAATCCGTCTGTGGGCGTTTTACAGGCTTCTACGACCATTTTGGCGTATTCTTCTTGCCAGTAGCCATGACCAAGATAATCTAGCCCTTTTTCAGCGTGTTCATCGTAGTAGTCTTTAGTGTATTCGGTGACTTTAAGATTCTGTATTAACACGGATAAGTCCTATCGCTCTAAGTGCGGCTTCGGGGCTATCTACACGACTTAATGGGCCACCTTTCCAATTCGCCAAAAACTTTAACTGGTCAGGCGTGTATTTAGCTTTAGCGTTTTTCTTGACTTCCATCAATATTGTTTCACCGTTAAAACACACCATTAAATCAGGCATACCTTTACCAACCATTGACAAAATGTGAACATCTGCACCCGCTTGTCTAAGGGTTTTCACTATTTCTGATTGGTTTACATCCACTTTTCGGGCGTATGGCATTGATTATTAACAATATTCAGTTAAGATAAGCTAACTTTATCACGATAAGGTCTATTATGGGCAGAAATCAATACGGGGAATATGTTACAGACGAAAAATTTATAGAAGTTTGGAATCGTCTAAAAAGCCCCACAGCAGTAGCCAAAGAAATTGGAATTAACATTCGAAACGCCATGATGCGTAGGCGTACATTAGAAGTTAAATACAATATTACGCTTGATACTGATTTAAATTACAAAAACAAGATTGTAGAAGAATATAAAGAGCGTGAAAAAGCTAAACGCATAGAACGACAAGAAGCCCTACAAGAACGATTAGATGCTACTAGCCATAGCGTTAGGCGGGGCATGGAGCTAGAAAAAGGGCGTGTCATCATATTTTCTGATGCTCACTTTACAAACTACACCACAACCGCTTTTAAAGCCCTTATTAAGTTTATTGAACATTTCAAACCCAAAGCCATTATCTGCAACGGAGATGCGTTTGACGGGGCTGTATTGAGCCGTTTCCCCAAGATTAATTACGACAGTCAGCCTAGCGTTTTAGACGAACTAAACTACTGTAAAACCCATTTGGAAGCCATTGTTAAGGCTAAACCCGCAGGTTGTCGGCTAATTTGGACTTTGGGCAACCATGATATGCGGTATGAAGCTGCACTTGTAGCGCGTGCGCCTGAGTTTTCAGGGGTCGATGGTTTTAACCTCAAATACCATTTTCCTGAATGGGAAACGTGTTGGTCGTTTTGGGTAAATTCCGATACTGTGATTAAACACAGGCATAAGGGCGGTAGATACGCTGGCTACCATAATGTTCAGGCTAGTTTTTCTAACATTTTTACGGGCCACACCCATGTATTAACTTGTAGCCCAATATCCACTTTTGACCAAAAAACCTATTGGGGTGTGCAAACTGGCACTTTAGCCGACCCCAATGACGATGCCTTTATTTATACTGAGGATAACGCTAAAGATTGGCGGTCAGGCTTTGTAATGGCTTCTTTTGAGCGTGGTCGTTTAATCATGCCTGAAATGATTATGGCTTGCGGGGAAAATGAAGTGGAGTTTCGTGGAGAAATCCTTAGTGTATGAAATTAAGTCCCAAGATTATCGAAAACATCTATGCCATGCTTTATTGCGTAGAACCGTTTGCGTCTTGGGATTTACCCTTACCTGAAGAAGTTAAATTTATTGTAGATTCTGACCCTGAAGCTATGGGTACTTATCTTTATGACGATGGCGAAAGTCATGCCCATACCATTACTATTTCCGATGCCCGTTGTGGGCATTTAGATACGGTAATTAGGACTATGGCACATGAGATGATTCATGCTAGTCGGTGGAATACCGTAACTCATGCGTGGACTAAGCACGATAAGACCTTTAGAAACCGAGCAAAAGCGGTAGCTAACGAGTTGGGGTTCGACCCTTTAGAGTTGTAGCCATATCCAAAACGCTATAAAGGGCGATAGCACTACAAACAGCCCAAAATATAAAATCCAATCATTCATTGACTTGCCTTAAAAGCATTACAGCGTCATAATCCATTTCTTCAAACTTTGGTATGTAAAAATCCTTGTTCAAATAAACAGGCAATCGTTTTTCTGTGCGCGGCTTCCCAAAACTCAATTCTTTCTTCTTTGGACAACTTTTTACCTTGGTCAATTTCGTAGTGGCACTTATGGCACAAACTGGCAATTCTGTAATCATGCGCTTTAATTCCTTTTCCTTTTCCATCTCTTAATTGATTGCTATGTGCCGCAACTACTGTGTTATCTTGTATTCCGCAGTTTTGGCACGAAAATTGTCTGACTATTTCAAGTAACTTTTTATTGCGATACATTAAATATGTTTCCAAGTTTCGTTGTAGCGTATTTTTTCTATGCAACCTATTGAAACATTAAACTTTTTTGCTAATTCTTTAAGTGGTTTTTTTGAATATTTTATAAAAAACGCTTGTTCTTCATTAATTTTAGAAAAAGGATTTTTAGAGCCAATTTGTTGAGTACCATGAATTTTTTTATCAGCGTGGTTATTTTTTCTTGTATCCCACCGCAAATTTTCTAGTTTTGCATTAGATGGATTGCCGTCATTGTGACAAGCTTCCAAACCTTGGGGCTTGGGGCTAACAAAAGATTCAAGAACTAATGTATGCACAGTACATTGCTTTCTAAAACCTTTATAAGTTAAATTAACCACCAAATAACCATTAGAATTTAAAAATGGTTTAACAGGTTTTCCACCATAAAATCTAGTGCCATAATTAGCTTTGCCTTGTCTTGGCAAAGAACGAACATTGCCTAAATTAGAAACTTCATAATAATTTTGTAAATTATGCGTAATAACAGGTTTCCAAATTTCCATACAATCTCCTTATTTGGTAATAATACCACATAAGGTTAATTGTTTTGGGCGTAGTCATACCATAGTTGGTAAAAAGCAACAAATTCGCTTACACCGTTGCCAATTTTAAGGCATGAGCCTTGGGGCTGAACGGCATAAAAGTTATCAACTTGTAGCCCATTATCGGTATTACCGTAAATAATAATGACCTGAAAGTTAGGTTGCCCCGCTAAAGCCTGTAATAAGCGTTTTTGACCATCGCTAACCTTTTCGTTGGGGCGTTTCCATTCCATCACCAAAAACTTACCCTTACGCTCTGCTATGCCGTCTATATTGCTAGGCACAAAGTTAGGGTTAGATGGAATTGCGCCTTTTAAGCACCCATAATCAATGTGGGTCGCAAAAGCATTACGCATGATTTTATTGAATGTTTGCATCTTTTTGTAATACATCCTCAAGTTCTTGGGCCAAGTCGGTCACATCGCAAGCAATTAAATAAGAATCCACATGGTTTTGTTTAAGCTTTGCAGCGTGCAAGCGTTTAATGGCATGATTTAATTCAAGTAATACATCAGCATAATCTCTCATTTGGTTAATCTTTCTATTTGTCTGTCGTTAGCTTGTTGGGTACGCCATGCTTCAAACCGCATCTTGGCAGCTTCTAATTGCCAGCGTAGGGCTTCTTTTTGTTCTACCGCTATACCAATTGCCTTGCATAAGTCTTGGTATTCAGGGCTACGGTAGGCTTCTCGTTCTTGTGCCCCTAGCGATTGTTCCTCAGTCTGCGACATCTTAATAGCTTTAAGACTGTGCCTAAAGTTTTCAAGTTGAGCCAATTCACCTGACGCTTTAGCGTATTGTGGTGCGGTTTTGAAAATAAAGTCTATTGCTTCGTGTGGGTCATACT